TGGATATGCAGATTGTCTTGGTTGACTTGCAACAATGGACTGAGGCTCAAGTTGACCAAAGCGCAACGTAAACACTTTGAGAAACTGGCTAACCTTGGATGTTCATTATGCCGACACTTGGGGTATGGGGAAACACCCAGCCATTTGCATCACATTAGACGATTAGGGATGAAACGTGAAAATTCGCCGGTTATACCGCTATGCCCAACTCATCATGTGGGCAATGATGGGGTACACGGACTGGGCAAAAAGGCGTTTGCTAAAAAGTATGGGGTTACAGAAGAAGATTTATTAGCCCAGACCGAGGCGCTGTTGTGATTGCTACCCTCCAGTTGCCATTACCGCCATCCATGAACACATATTGGCGCAACTTTAGGGGCAGAACAATCCTTAGTCAAGGCGGCAGGGATTACAAACAAGCGGTGCAAGAGTACGTTACGGTCAACAAAGTGCCTAGTTTTGGCTCAAACAGGCTAATGGCTATCATTACTATCTTTCCAAGGGATAGGCGCAGCATTGACCTAGACAACAGGCTAAAAGGCTTATTTGACGCATTGCAAGATGCCGGCGTATTTGAGGATGACGGTCAGTTTGACAAAATAGAGATTGCAAGGGGGTCGATTAAATCAGGCGGCGGTTGTACAATTGTGATAGCTATCTTGTGAGGTCACTATGGACTATCCTGCCGTTTTCGTGTCTACCTTGTTCCACAGCGGAACAAATGCACACTTCATGCACTTGCAAACAGACTCTTATGCCAAGCATAAAGCGTTGCAAAAATACTACGAAGGCATTGTTGATCTGACCGACAGCTGGGCTGAAAGTTATCAAGGCTGTTATGGGATCATCAAAGCGTATCCCAAAGACTTTCACTTGGCTACCGATCCTGTTAAATACATCACAGGCATCAAAGCGTTCGTTAAAGACATTCGAACCGAGTTGCCACAAGATTCAGAACTATCTAACATTGTTGATGAAATTGCAGGATTGATTGACAGTACACTGTACAAGCTCAAATCATTTAAATAAACCCCAAAAGCTCGGCAAAGCTAATGGGGTTCTAACCAACCAACTATTTAGGAGTTGACATGGCTGAAAATATTTTATCGCAAGAAGATGTAAAAAAATTGTTTTTGTACAAAGATGGTGATTTATATTGGAAAGTGTATACAAATCCTAGAGCGCCTATTGGGGCAAAAGCAGGTAGTTTTAATAAACACAACCAACGGCGCTATATTCGTATAAACAAAATACGCTATGTAGCACACCGGTTAATATTTTTGTACCATCATGGTTGGCTTCCAATAGAAGTGGATCACATAGATACTTGTCGTACCAACAATTCAATAGAAAATTTGAGGGCGGCAACAAGTAGTCAAAATCAACATAACAAACGATTACAAAACAACAACACGTCAGGCGCTAAGAATGTAAGTTATTGTTTAGGTAGGTGGGAAGTAAAATTAAAAGTTAATAAAAAACAAATACATATAGGTCGTTTTGACAATTTTGAATCAGCGCAACTTGCTGCAATAATGGCTAGAGAAAAATATCACGGTGATTTTGCACAACATGGATAGGGCGTACAAATGAGCAAACATGGACTTTATGCGGCAATTCTCGCAAAACAGGAGCGTATCAAAGCCGGCAGCGGCGAAAAGATGAGAAAGCCAGGTGATCCAGGCGCACCCACGGCTAAAGACTTTAAAGAATCAGCCAAGACTGCCAAGGACAATAAGAAATGACAGCGGCTTGGCAACGCAAAGAAGGACAAAACCCCGCTGGTGGTCTGAATGCCAAAGGCAGAGCGAGTGCCAAAGCAGAAGGCATGAACCTCAAGCCACCAGTTAAGTCAGGTGATAACCCAAGACGAGCCAGTTTTCTCGCACGAATGGGCAATATGCCAGGGCCAATGGAGAAAGACGGGAAACCGACTAGATTGGCGTTAGCACTTAAAGCATGGGGCGCAAGCAGTAAAGAAGATGCCCGATCAAAAGCTAAGAATATCAGCGAACGCAATAAGTAGGCTAAACTATTCATACTTAAACTACCACAATTGGGTAAGTAATGAAGATAGAACAAGTCGCAGTCACGGCGCTGATACCTTACGCCAAAAACAGCAGAACGCACGATGACGCACAAGTTGCCCAAATAGCGGCAAGCATTAAAGAGTTTGGCTGGACTAACCCAATTCTAGTAGACGGGGAACGGGGCATCATTGCAGGCCACGGCAGGCTTATGGCGGCCCGAAAGCTAGGCATGACAGAAGTACCAGTCATTGAGCTCAAAGACCTGACACCCACGCAAAAGAAAGCCTACATCATTGCTGACAACCGATTAGCGTTGAACGCAGGGTGGGATGACCAGTTGCTAACCATCGAACTCAACGAGTTACTTGCAGACAAGTTTAGCTTAGACTTGTTAGGATTTAATGCAGACGAGCTCAATGCGTTGCTGAACCCAGTAGAGATAAACGAGGGCTTGGTAGACGAGGATGAAGTACCTGAACCGCCACCAGAGCCGATTACCAAGCTAGGTGACGTTTGGATACTAGGCAACCACAGGCTTATGTGTGGGGATAGCACAAGCATTGACGCTGTGGATAAGTTGATGGAAGGCCAACGCTCAGATATGGTGTTTACTGATCCACCATACAACGTAGCCTTTAATGGTCGCAGCGGTAAGTTTGATGTTATTAAAAATGACAACCTACCTAAAGATGAGTTTGATGCCTTTATTAAGGATTGGCTGCAAACCTTTAATGTAAATAAGCCAAACAGCTATTACATTTGTTGTAACTGGGCTTTTTATGGTTTGATGCAATTAGAGTTAAAGCCAAAGGCTTGCATTGTATGGGCTAAGAATGTCTTTGGTTTAGGTCGTGGCTACAGGCATCAACATGAATTCATTATATTTGACGGTTTAATTGATCCGGATATAAAAAATGAATCTGACTTATGGCAAATTGCTAAAGACACCAAGTACAAACACCCTACTCAAAAGCCTGTCGCATTAAGTGAGCGAGCCATTAAAAACAGCACTAAGCCAAACAACATAGTTTTAGATTACTTTGGTGGTAGCGGCAGCACTTTAATTGGCTGTGAAAAGACAGGGCGCAAAGCTAGAGTAATGGAATTAGACCCTATTTACTGTGACGTAATTGTCAAGCGATGGGAAAACTACACCGGCAAGACTGCTGTTCTTTCGGAGTTATAAAATGGCTCAAGGCGTAAAACACAAGCCAACTCAAGCAGATAGGGACACCGCAAAGCGTTTATCTGCGCTAGGTTGCCCACACGAAGATATTGCTATTCGCTTAAAAATCTCAGCCGATACCCTTGTAAAGTATTACCAGACTGAGCTAGATGAAGGCAGGATTGACGCTAACTCAGCCATTGCGGGTACATTATTTCAACAGGCCAAGAATGGAAACACGGCAGCGGCTATCTTTTGGCTAAAGACTAGAGCTCGGTGGAAGGAAACAGACCGCCATGAGATTGCTGGCGCTGATGGTCGTGACCTGGTGGTTAAATGGGCAGAGAACTAATACTGCCGTACTCACCCAGACGGGTATTCAAATCATTTCATAACCGCACCGAACGATGGGCTTGCCTAGTCGCACACCGACGAGCCGGCAAGACCGTCGCAGCTATTAACGACATTGTTCGGGCTGCACTCATGTGCAAAAGCACAAATCCCCTGTTTGCTTATATTGCGCCATACCGCAGCCAGGCTAAGTCGGTAGCGTGGGATTACCTGAAACACTTTGCTGCGCCTGTTCTCGCATCGAGCAACGAGGCCGAGCTGACTATTGAGCTTATAACTGGCGGCAAAATACGATTGTTTGGGGCTGACAACGCTGACGCAATGCGGGGATTAGGCTTTGATGGCGTATTTATGGACGAATATGGTGACTTCAGGCCATCAGTTTGGGGTAACGTCATTCGACCTACATTGTCAGATAAGCAAGGCTGGGCTGTGTTCGCTGGTACGCCAAAGGGTAAGAACCAGTTTTGGCAGATATTTGAAACAGCTAAGAAAACGCCTAACGAGTGGTTTCACCTTGTCCTAAAGGCAAGTGAGTCTGGACTGCTACCTGACACAGAGCTACGGGCAGCTGCCGCACAGATCAGCGATGACCAATTCCTACAAGAGTACGAGTGTTCGTTTGAGGCGGCAATTCTTGGTGCTTTTTATGGCGAGGACTTACGCAAGATCACAGATGCCGGTCAGGTCAGGCGTGTTGATTACGATCCGCACCTACCCACATACACGGCTTGGGACTTAGGCTATCGTGATGACACGGCTATTTGGTGGTATCAAGTCATCCGCAACGAAATACACATCATTGATTATTTTGCAATAAGTGGTGCAAACATTGCAGAAATAGCTAAAATAGTCGTAGAAAAGCCGTATAAATACGCAAAACATTACCTACCGCACGATGCAAGGGCTAAAACTCTAGCAGCAGCGGGTAAGTCAGTCATTGAGCAATTGAGTGAGTATCTAGGCATCAACAATATGGCGATTGTGCCTGACTTGTCGGTGCAAGACGGGATTCAAGCGGTGCGTCAGATGTTGCCGCAATGTTGGTTTGATAGCGAACGAACGCACGATGGGCTAGAGGCATTACGACAGTACCAGCGGGAATACGACGAGGACAAGAAGGCATTTAGGCAAACGCCCAGGCACGATTGGACAAGCCACCCAGCAGACGCATTTAGGATGCTTGCAATTGCTTGGAGGCTAGAGCCAAAGGTTAAGCAGCCAGATATGATTAAGCCGTTGATTGTCGGGCCTGAGAACACAGTTACTTTAAATGATATGTGGGCAACCCACACAACAAACCGGAGTAGAAGATTATGAGCGGCGTACAACAACCTTATGAATATCAATACGAACACGTTGCAGCAAGTCAGACCGCACAAGTTTTAGGCGGCACAGGTGCGGCAGGCGATTATTTGCATAGATTGATTTGCACTGTGTCTACTGTTCTAACAGGTAACGTAATTTTGTTAGATGGTGCGACTTCTCATACGTTATTGCCAGTATCAGCAGGTACAGGCGTTAACGTCTACAACATTGAAGTCAACGCTATCTCTCGCAATGGCCCGTGGAAAATCACGACAGGCGCAGGCGTGGAAGTGTTAGCCATTGGCATCTTCAGCGCATGATCGTAGCAAGCGTATTGCGGTCAGGTGGCGATTTCAAACCTGAACACGTTTATGCGTTGCAAAAGATGTGCGCCAAGTATCTGCCACCGCATGAGTTTGTGTGTCTGTCGGACGTTGAGTTGGAGTGCAAAACCATCCCTTTGCTGCATGATTGGGTTGGTTGGTGGGCAAAGATGGAGTTGTTTCGGCTACCAAGTGCGCTGTACTTTGACCTAGATACTGTGCTGACTGGTGACTGTACGGCAATGATTGAGGCGGCAAAGCAGCACGACTTTGTAATTATGCGTGACGTTTACAGGGGTCAGTACAATCCGAAAGTTATGCAAAGCAGCATGATGTATTGGTCTAAACCTGTTGATTTGTACGACAAGTTTGCAGCATTACAGATGTATACGGCGGGTGGTGACCAATCGTACATTGAACACTTTATGCGGGACAAAGTAACGTACTGGCAAGACATCGCAGATGGAATTGTGAGCTTTAAGGCTGATGTGTTGCCCAAAGGGTTAGACAATGCCAAGGTGGTGATATTCCACGGCAAACCTAGACCGTGGGAACAAACAAGGATACCGTATGAAATTGGTTGAAGGCTGGCAAGTTCCTGATA